TCAACCTGCTCGTGTCGGGCGGTCGAGAACGCGCTTACCCATCAGGCTTGCGGTCAGATCTACCATCAGGGTCGCGGTTCGCCCACGTTCATCCAGAAACGGGTTCAACTCCACCAGATCGAGGCTGCTGACGAGACCGCTGTCATGCAGCATCTCCATCACCAGATGCGCCTCACGGAAAGAGGCGCCCCCCGGCACCGTTGTACCGACCGCTGGCGCAATCGACGGATCGAGAAAATCGACGTCGAAGCTGACATGCAGCAGCCCATTGGCAGCCTCGACCTTCGCCAGGAATTCCCGCAGCAGTGCGGCCACGCCATGCTCATCGATCATGCGCATGTCATGCACGGTAATGCCGGAATCCTTTAACGCCGCACGCTCTGCCGGATCGACGCTTCGAATGCCGATCATGCAGACATTGTTCGGATCGACGGGATGCGAAAGCGGCGGGAAGTAACCGGTAAAGCCACGTCTCCCAGTGTAATAGGCGACCGGCGTGCCGTGCAAATTGCCGCTCTTCGTCGTCTCAAGCGTGTGAAAATCAGTGTGGGCGTCCAGCCAAAGCACGAAAAGTGGTCGCCCCCGCTCGGCAGCCCGGCGCGACAGCCCGGCAACCGTGCCGGCGGAGAGAGCGTGATCACCGCCAAGGAAGATCGGCATGGCATTTGCACTTTCGAGATAGGCTGTCTCGATCAAGGCCTCGGTCCAGGCGACCGTTTCGGGAAGGTGATGCACCGCCGCGTTCGGATGCTGGAGATCGCGAAAAGGCGCCGGCGACACATTGCCGAGATCGCTGACATGATGCCCCAACTCTTCAAGCGCCACCTTCAGCCCCGCGACCCGAAGAGCGCTGGGCCCCATCTCGCATCCGAGCTGCCCTGCCCCGATCTGCAGCGGAACACCGATCAACTTGCAGTCCATCACGTCATCTCCAGTTCCCGATTTTTGATCATGACACCACATTCGGATGGCAGATTGAATAGTACGGATTGGCAAGTTTTCTGATCAGGCTTATCATTCTGGTCAATAACCCTGCCAAAATGGTTTTCCATGGATCAACTTGACGAAAAGCTCATCACGCTTCTGCGCCACAATGGACGACGAAACATATCGGACCTGGCAATCGAAACCGGCGCCTCCCGCGCCACGATCCGCACGCGCATGGAGAAGCTGGAGCAAACCGGCACGATCATCGGCTACACCGTCATCCTGCGCGCCGACGCGGTGGAGAACGCAATACGCGGCATCATGATGATCGAGATCGAAGGCCACGTCACCGACCGCGTCATCCGCGCCCTCGGCGGCATTTCGGAGGTCTCCGAAATCCACTCCACCAACGGCCGCTGGGATCTGATCGTCGAACTGAGCGCCGCAACGCTCACCGATTTCGACGCGGTCCTCCGCCGCATCCGCCTCGTCCCCGGCATCACCGGCAGTGAAACCAGCCTGATCCTCTCGACACAGAGATCCACCAAAGCGAGGCTTTGACCTGAACCCACAAACAAGCTTCGAAAAAATGCATTTTTCAGCTTGCATAGCCAACCAAATCATCTATATGACGACCCACCAAACGAAAGCGCCTGGCGCTTCTCGGATTGGGGAATAGTTCAATGGTAGAACAGCGGACTCTGACTCCGTCGATCTTGGTTCGAATCCAGGTTCCCCAGCCATCTGTTTTCCTTATGCTTTTCCTCGTTTGATTTCAGAACATCTGTGGTTAGTTGGAAGTTCAGTTGGGAGATTTTGTTCTCTGTTCGAGCTTTCGGATGGCACTTTCAGCCAGCGCTGGATCGCGATGCAGATAGTGCGAATCAAGTATTGACCGCACATCACGCAGCGAGTGACCGGTTATCGTCGCGATCTCCGCTTCTGTGCATTCCGCCAATGCCAGGCGCGTCACGGCTGTACCGCGCAAATCGTTGAATGTGACGCCGACGACACCCGAAGCAGCACAGGCCTTTCGCCAGGAAGAACGAAAGCCGTCAGCGGTCCACACGTCGCCGTCACTGTTGAGAAGAACGTGACCTACCTTCTGGCGCAGCGGATCGAGCATGGCTTTCAGCGGCGCGCCGACAGGCACTAGCACACGAGCGCCGGTTTTACCCTGCTGAAGTCGAATGCACTTGCCGTCATATTGCGGCCAGGTCAGCCTTAGCAAGTCGCCCTGTCTCTGACCTGTCCACAGCGCTAGAATCAGCGGCAAATGCAGGTGCGCAGGCGCATTGGCGATAAATGCCGCTTCGTCGGCGTCCGTCCAGATGTGCTCAGCGCGGGAGCCTCGATAAAGCCGCCCTCCCTTCTCGCAAGGGTTCGAAATAATCAGGCCACGACCATTTGCCCACGAAAGGATACGCGCAAGGACGGTCCAACCATAATCGGCCTGCCGTCGTGACTTCTTGGCCCGTTCGTCGCGCCATTCCATGAAATGCGCGCGCGCCCGCCGATCAGACAGACCGGAAAGCGGAAAGGTGCCAAACTTCTGCTCAATAACCTTGATGAGCTTCACATAGTCGGACTGGGTACGCGCAGCGAGATCATCCCAATCCGAACTTTCCTGAAAGCCGTTTAGCAAGGATTGCAGGGTGCCTGCTTTCGGCTCAACCTTTTTGGCGATCGCCGCGTTGTATGCCGCCATAAACTCCTGATCGCCGGGCTTGCCCGGAAGCCGTGGGCCACCCTTCCACGCATAAAAATATGTGATCGATGTCCCATCGGCTAAACGCTTTTTGACCTTGTTAAGCCCCTTAAGTTTTACGCGCATGTTCCCGCTCCCATCTGTCGAGTTCGCTACCAGCCGCCGACAATTTATCGCCGGCTGAAATGATGACGATGCGGCCATTCTCGATCTCAATACGGCCAACATCGAGTCCCCCGGCCTTTGCCGCGAGGATGGCGCGCGTTACATCAACCTTGCGCCATTTCGCTTGCGGTCTCGCCATCACCTCGGCTCCCGCTTCTTCTTCTTGATGAAATTTCGCAGATCCACGCGCGTCATTTTGATGGCGCTGAACTTGCCCTGTGACTGGTAGCTGGGGATCACGCCGAGCGCGTGATAACGACGAACGGTCTTTGTCGAGCAGCCGAGTTCGACGGCTATCTCTTTCACGCCAAGATGCGTGTCTTTGTCATTTTTCATAATCCGCGCTTTCTGAACAAGAGGAAGACCCGCTGATTCGGCGAGCCTGAAAACTTAATTGACGGACTGCTCGGCTTCCGATGTGTGGGTGATCAGACTGGCCAAGAACACGTCACTGTACATTTCCGCCACGGGGGCGAGTTGTGCTCCACAAAAGAGCGTTATCTTTCGTTGGACATCCGCGTGGGTGCGGCACTGAAACGCAACCAACGCCTGTAAAGCACGTTCCTCTGCTTGTGATTCAGCGCAATCGCTCTCATCGCCGGATCGCATGATCTCCCGCCATATCTCAAAGGCTACCTGCCAAGTTGCGATAGCTTCTTCGAGACCAGGCGACACCAAGGCTTGCTCGCCTACACCTTGCTCTAGCGCGTCGAGGATGCCGGTCAGGTGTTCATGATGACCCTCGACGATCTCGGTTAGAAGCCCGCAGCGGCTCTCTACCTCCCCGGCAAGATACAGAAGTTGGCGGTGAGATGCCTTCGGAACAAAGATCAGATTGCCAGATCGCATTTCGCCCGTGACTTTAATACCCAGGTCTTCAGCGGTGACTTCAAGAGCATCCAGAACCTGCCGGGCGATCAGCTCAGAAATCGTCAACTGATCGTTGGCCGCGCTGAGCACCTTTCCGGCGCTGTCCCACAACGCTATTGCATGTTCCGTTTTCAATGATGTAAGCTTCATTTCGTAACCTTTCTGGTTGCCAAAACAAAAGCCGACGCACGAGTTTACTAGGCTCGCTGTGCGTCGGCTTTTTCAGTTTGACGATTCATTTTCTCACGCAGAACGAATTCGATTTCCGCAGTCTGCGACCGCAAATTAGATTTCGCTTGTTCAGAAAGCCAATTCTTCACGTCATCGGGGAGATTGATTTTTAACTGTTTTCGGGGAATCACTGCACGCCTCCTTTCACTAATTTGGTGACAGGCTAACATGCACCAAATTAGTGCGCAATTGGACCTCTAGCTTTTTCACCAAATTAGTGTTTAAGGAAAACATGGCTAAGCAAGACGATTACGCTCGATACACTATCCGGGTGCCGAAAGAGGTTTACTCTGCAGTTGAGATGGCTGCCGAGCAAAACGGGCGCTCGTTGAACGCAGAAATCGTCGACAGACTTGCCTTCTCAGTGGCGCATCCAGCAGAGGAATGGGAAGAACTCTCAATCGCTGTGCAAGTTCTTACCGGCGACCTCAAACGCGCAGAAGAAAAGTTAGAGGCTGTCATACGGCATGCAGACGTGCTTAGTGCTGTCTCAGATCAAGAGTTCGACTACCAGCTCCGTATGATGTATCAAGTCCTTAATTATCTTGACGAAATACCTGTCGAACTCGCGATTTGGGCCTTTGATATTATTGCCGCTATTGAGCGCAATCAGTTCACTGCTCAATTTAATATGAACGACGATTTAAGTGCAGAAGAGATTAGAGATATAATTAGACACCGCCGCGAGGCCCGTCGTCGTGAAGTTTTGACCGACATAAGAAAGCATCTCGCGGGTGAGGATTCCGAAAATGACTGAAAGAACTGATTTGACGCCGCGAGAGACTGACTTTCTCAAAGAGGAGAATGTCGACGCTCAAGATTGGAACGCGTTACTTGAACTCGGAAAGGCTCTCTTTGAATTTGAACCTCTAGCGAAACGATACAAACTTGGCGAGCAGGGAATAAAACGCTTAATTGCGCTAGGACTCGCTGAAGAAGGTCCGACATCGCTTGCATATCAGGGCAGAGGGCTTTTGGTCGGATATCGGCAGACGCGTTTGGGAATGCTGGTAGAAGAACGTGGCCGCTACGCCAAAAGATAGCTGAGATGCACCGGATGAGAAGAGAGACCGCCGTGGAAGATCATCGGTTGAGCGTGCTTGATGAGTATGAATCCATTCACCGGCCGGACAAGGCCGCTCACGGCCCAGGAACGGTGAACCTCGCTCAAGCGGCAATGGTCGCGGAGCTGTGCGCCGCCAACCTGTCCGTTTACGTTGTAGACAGCTATTCTGTCATGCTCGATCCCGAACTGTACCGGTTAGCGATTATTGCTTCGGACGCTATCGATGAGCTGAACTCTGCCATGCAGGATCGAATTAGGCCATGACTAAAAAGGGTGATGATAAGAGTTCTCCCCGCGTAGAATTTACCAAGTTCGACGCCTCGGACTACCTCGACAGCGAGGAAACAATATCTGAATTTCTTGACGTGATCAGAGAGGATAACGACCCTAGGGTTATAGCGTCAGCCTTAAGAGACGCAGCTAAGGCGCGAGCAAGACTCCCAAAGTTATTCAAATAATGGTGGGGAATTTCCCCAGTTGATGGACAAGTGTCTTGCACTAGTCGATTTATGAGTTCGGACTCAAGGAACGAGTAAATGAAGCTAGCCGAATGTACCTCTTACGAGTGGTCCTGTATTTTGATCTCTGAAGAGGTCATAGGGTGGCTAGGTTGGGTGTCGTCCATTGTAGGCTTCATTGCCTTCGGCATTACGCTATACCAAATATTCCAAATAAGATCGTCTACCAGAAAAGCTGAAGCGGCTTTAGAGAAGGTCGGGACGCATGTCGACGGTATTAACTTAGCATACATAAGTAGCCAGTTGGACAGCGTCAAAGATTACGTCAGATCGAACCGCCATGAGGCCGCCGGAGCAGTTTTCAGTCCAATGATTAGAACGATCCGCCTTCACGGGGCAGCGAGAGCTATGACTTTAGATGAGCAAGCCGAACTGAACCGTGCAATTGATCGCGCCAATAATCAAATAAGTTGGGCAATCAGTTCTGACAGCAAATACAAACCGAGCCTAGCAATACGTTATGTCGAAGCACTGCTCGCTATCGTCACCTCTTGGGAAAGCGATCTTGTTTCGAAAAACCGGAAGGAGATAAGCGATGAAAACACTTGAAAACCTCGTTCCCAAACTAATTGAAAAGACTGCAGACAGCTCGCTTGATTGGTCAGTTGGAAATACCAGTCAGACGTTTGATGCGAGTATTGGAAAGTACATTATTTCTATTTGGTCTTGGACAAGCGAGGAGGATGGGACGGAGGGTCTGTCTATCGGCATCAAGCCTCACGGTGCTGTGGCGATGAGCGATATAGTTGCATTCGATAAGTACTCTCCTCGGCATGAAAAGCTAGATGAGTTATATGGAGCTGCAAGGCGGAGCGCCTTGAAGATCGATCGGATGATAATCGAAGTCGAAAAGGATCTAGACAACTTGTTTCCGTTTTAAGCCGCGTGCCTGAACCAGTTATCGAACACTTCCGGTGTCAGATTGATGACATTTGACGGCTTGCTGAAACTCTCCATCATTCGGAGCGCGTAATTGCGGTGTGGTCCGACCGGATTGTATGCTCGGCCCGCTGTCAGGGCCGTATGAGCCTTTTTTCTGATCTGGCTTGCCGCTTTGGCATGAGCTGCACAGCAGTACATCGCCACTCTGGTTCCCTGCGTTGCAACAAACTCAACACCGCACAATTCGCAGTTTCGCGCCGATTGCTGCGACCGCGTATGGGACCAGCGGCATTCGGCAGAACAGAATTTGACCGCGGTGGCGAGTGTCTTTGGCCGAAATGGTTTTTCGCAGTGTTGGCATGTTACTTCGTCAATCGTGCGTCTGGATAGACGCTGACATCCGAGCGAACAAAGACGCTGATCCGCCCGTCGCGGCAGAAAGTCACGCTTGCAGTGGCCGCAAGCGATTGGCGAGAACTGAAAACGAAGCATAGCGCGATAGATCGCGGCATATATTCTGTCAGCCGATCCCTTCCTCTCAATATCGCGCATTGCCATGCGCGCGCACTCGGTCGAACAATACATGAGCCAGCTGCCGTTCTTGACCGCTCCCAGCAACGGAGCGCCGCAGCCACGGCAGTTTTCTTGGGGTTCGGTGTACCAGCGCTGCGCCTCTTCCCACGAAGGCCGTGCGTGACCCAAGCGTCCAAATGCTTCGGCAACCAGGGCGACGGCTTCGTGATCCGAGACCGCCCAAGGCAAGCCCTTCAAACAAAGCGCAGATCGTAATCCATGGTGAACCGCACCTTCATGCTCAAACGGCGAATTGCGCCAATCATCTAAGGCGTCCATGACCTCATTAATCGCAGCTTTGCGCACCTCGCCTTTGAACACCTGAGGAAGAGTCGGCTTTTTTGTCTTTCCGCCATAGCGATACTCGGCATAGCCAGCATGCGAACGTTTCTGCCAATTTCGCTTCTTATTCCCCCAAGCCATGACTTCACCCAAACATCGCATCGAGCAAGCCCGCTGACAGGGGAACTTGCGAAATTGGCGGGAGGGCTTTCACACCTTCGGCAGTCGTGCGACGGCCAGCATGGAAGCGGAGATATGTTGCGTCCATCTGCATGAGGATGGAAACATGGCGCTGTTCGATAGGCCAGCGCGTCAGGCGCGCATAGGCTTCGATCTGCGTGTATTGCAGTGGATCAGGACCAGCGAGGCCAAACGTGCGGCCACGGTTCAGGTCTGCAAACCAGCGCCACAGAAGCTCAGACCCTGCCGGAAGGCGCGGAACGGCGTTGCTACTGGCAAGCTGCCGCTCAAGTTCTGCACATAAGAGCTTTTCAAGCCGCCGCATTACCACGTCCTCCGCAAGTTGGCTTGTTTCACCGTGTCCACAATCGTTCTTGGAAGCGAAGACTTGAGTTGCGCAAGCTGACGTTCCACCCTTGCAAGTCCCGCCTCATCCGCTCCCCTGGCGTCGATGGAGATGGACACCGGAGCGCTCACGGACATCGCCGCTTTTGCCTGATTGCCGCCCAGCGCCGAGACGCCCAGCCGCCCCGATCCGTCCCGCGTGAGCGGCATGATTGCTTCCGGCCCAGCTTCCCCCATCAAACCGGTTCCCTTGGCGAAGGGGAACAGCGTCGGCTTATTGACAATCGAATTGCTGAACGCGCCGCCATTGGCAAACTTCTGAACACCACCGGCGAAAGCGCCGCCATTGGCGTAAAGCCCACCAGGCGCGGAAGGGAACTTGCCGCCGCCAAACAGACTTCCAATCCCGCTGAACAGGCTGGAAAGAAATCCACCGTCGCCACGGCCGGAGGCTGCGCCGTTGACCTTGAAGATGCTATCCAACACATCATCCAACATCGTGTCGGCAATGCGCTTGAGGCTCTTAACCGCAACATCGCCCATTGCCTGCCAGAAGCTCTTGCCCTGTTCCAATGCACCGAACAGGTCATCCAACCCGGCCCGCGTCAGGTCGCGGTAGTACAGCATCGCTTCATCCGCCTTACGCCGGGCTTCCTCTTCCTGATACAGCGCCTCATTCAGCGCGATGATTTTCTGACGCTCGGACTCGGTCGCCGCCGCGCCAGCTTCGCGACTTGCCGAGGCCGCGCGCTTAGCCTCATCGCTGGCCCACACGAGGGCAATCTCTTTTTCCAGATCCGCAATAAGCTCTGCGACCTTTTCCCGTTCCTTTTCCGTCGCCTTGGCGGAGCGCTCGGATTCCGATGTGGACTTCTTCGCGGCCGCATCCCGTTCGCTACGGGCAACACTCTCCGCTGCCAGTGCTGCAGCTTGTTCCCGCGTTAAGGTTGCGCCTTTGCTGGATGCATCGGCCAGTATTTTTTCGGTCTCGCTGGCGATCTGACGTTCGCGGTTCGTCTTCGCCAGCTCTTCCCGAAAGCTGCGCATGTAATCGGAGCTGGTATCCTTCGGCGCGAACGGCGCTGGCGCGGCCTTCTGGCCGTCTGGATTGTACCCCTGACGGCGATCAAGGATATCGCGGAATTTCATTGCCTCGCCGGTAAGGCGCTCGACTTCCTCGCGCGCTTGCCGAATGTTTATGGCGTCGGCAGGCGTTCCAATATTTACCTGTTCAAGGTCTGCCAGGTTCTGTTTCGCCGCATCGAGCTTGGTGTAAACGTCACTCAGTGCGCCACGCACGCGCTTATCTGACTGCTGCTCGAACTCCTGAAAGGAATTCCAGAAAAGCAGAAAGCCTTGCGCAACCTCAAGTACTTCCTTCTTCAGCTTGGTGCCGATGGTCGAAGCAAGAATGTTGATTTTCTTGTCCGTCTCTTCGGCCTGCTTCACCATGCCCGCGTCCATGACGATACCCATTTCGCGGGCAAGCTTGATGTTTTCCTGAAGACCTTCCGCGCCCTGTTCGACCAGTTCCACAAAGCGCTCGCCAGCCGATCCGCCAAACAGTTCATCACCGATGCGGATTTGCGCAGCCCGTTCGAACTGCTGCATTCTGCCGATGATCTCCACAAACAAGTCCGAGGGCTTCTTGATTTTCGTGGATAGTTCTTCCGAGCTGTAACCGAGGCGCTGGAAGGCTTCAGCCCCGCCACCCGCGCCCGTGGCTATGAACTCATCCGCTCGCAGGTTCATTTCCTTCAGGCCGTCCGCCAGTGCGTCTATGCCGATCTTGTTCTGTTCGGCGACGAACTTCAGTTCCTGAAAGGCTTCAACATCGACGCCAGCCATGCGGGCTTGGCGGCTCAGATCAGCCGTGCTTTCAACCGCCGCTTTAGCCGCCGTGGCAAATCCAGCAACGCTTAGCGTAGCGCCTGCAAACATATTCGACGCGAAGGCTCTCCCGTACTCCCCAATCTTCGTGCTGACAGTGGCAAAGGCCTGATTGATGCGCGTGGTGGAGCGGATCGCGTCTTGCTCCATTTGCTTCGTCGCGGTCTTCGAATGCAGCGACATTTCACGGAATCGGCGGGCTGTGGTGCCGGACGCCTTCGCCATGTTGCGTTCAAGATCGGTCAAGCGCGCTTCGAGCAGGATAACCAGCTTCTCTTCATCACCCTCATTCATGCGTAGCTCCACTCCTCGATGTCGCCATCGAAATTGTCATAACTGGATTTGTTACTGTCGCCAGCGGCGCACCGCGCAACGGCCATGGCCGACGCCACAGCGCCGTCGATGCGGTCTTTGCTTTTACCCTTGTGGAAAGAGCGGTTTCCCGCCGCGTCCGTGTGGACGGCGATGTTGTCGAAGTTCCACCGCAGGATAGGATGGCCCCCGTGTCGGAAGCGACGGCCAAGGATGGCGCGCTCGACTTCTTTGACGGCTGGGGCCATCGTCACCCAGCCTTGCCGCATTTCGACGGCTGGCAATCCATCTTCAATAAGGTTGTTCAGCATATTGCGCGCAAGATGCGGATCGAACGCGATTTCGCGAACATCAAAGCGCGCGCAAATCTCGCGGATGTAATCCTCGACATAGCGGTAATCGACAACGTTTCCGGGTGTCGGAATGATGAACTCATCTTCCGCCCACGCCACGTAAGGAACCTTGTCGCGATCGGTGCGGGCGCGCAGATTATCAGCCGGGCAGAAGTACCAGGGATGCACCGTGTAGCCGCTTTCGCTATCGCCCCAGCAAGCGACAACGGAGGTCAGGTCGTTTGTCGAGGACAGGTCAACACCTAGCCAGCACGGCTGTCCTTCCAGTTCATCCAGATCGACCGGAAACCGGCCTTCGTCATAGACCAGCATGTCAACAAAGGGATCGAGGGAGTGATCGAGCCACATGTTGAGATTGAGCTGCTTGAACGCCTCGCGCTCTGCCGGAATCTGTGCCGCTTCTCGTGCGAGCTGGCGAAGGCCAGCAATGTCGGGATACCCATGCGCAAGACCGGGGTTCGCCGCAAACCAAACCTCTTCATCCTGCCAGTCGGCATCGCGCGGCGTCTCGAAGAGGATAGGAAGAACCGTCTCGTCAATGATCTCGCCGCGCTGCACCTTGCGGGCATAATCGTAGAATTCCCACGCGACGTTTTCCTGTCCCCGGCCCGCCGTGCTGATGACCATCAAAAGCGATCCCGGAACCTTGACCAGACCGGAACGAATGGCTTCCCAAAGGTCGCGTTTCGGCCAGGCGTGCAATTCGTCAACCAGCGCAAAGACAGGTGTATGGCCGTGGGCAGTGCGCGCGTCGGCGCTGATCGCCTCGAAAAACGAACCGGTTTTCATGTTGCGGATGCGGTTCTTGGAATCAACCAGATGAAGCCGGTTGCTGTAGCCGCCCGCTTCGATGATATCGAAGGATTCCTTGAATGCGATGCGGGCCTGTGACCTGTCGGACGCCGCAACCATGCATTCTCCACCAGGCATATTCTCTGGCCCGATAGTGTGGAGCAATGCAAGCGCAGCGCCAAGCGAGGTCTTACGGTTGCCGCGCGGCAGCATCATCGCGACGGTTCGGACGATGCGCCTGCCATCCGGATGACGCGGACCGTAAATGCGCCTCACAATCCGTTCCTGCCAGTCGTCAAGCTGAAACGCCCGACCAGGCAATGACGATTTGGGGTGCTTCAACAGCCTCAGGAATTGTACGGCCCGCTCACCATAGCCGAACGGGTCATCAATAGGACTGTCGTCAGAAATCCAAGAGAGGTTTGCCATTGAACATGTCCTGCTGTGCGTCGTCGTCGCCGTCATTGTTGGTGCTGCGCTTCATCTTCGCGCGCGAGGAAGAGGCGGGCGTCAGTCCCAGCTCGGCAGAAAGGCGGAGGATTTCCGACTGCGACTTTCCGAGGAAGCCTATGGCCGGGTTTTTCTTCAGGACGCCCTTGGCGTCGGCTATCAGAACGCCGTGGGTGTCGATCTGAACTTGAGCCTTGCGGGCGTTGAACATCGCCATGACATAGGCGTTCACGCTACCCATCATCGCTTCCGTGATGATGCGGCGTGCCGTCAGCTCATCAACGATGGTCTGCCATTCTCCGTGCATCTCCGTAGGGATATGCGCAGGCACGGTTTCGGGAACGTCATCGGCCCCGCCGCCCTCTATGACGCGCAATTCCGCTTTCCGGCCTCGCGTACTCATGGCGTCACCGTCGTAATCTCGAAGCCGCGCTTTCTTCGGATTTCGTTGATTTTCGTGATGCGGTAATTGACGCCGCCATAGACGATGCGATGTGTGGCGAGCAGCCCCGAAATATGCCGGACTCGAAAAATCGTCTGCGCGACATCGACCGCGCCATAGGCACGGAAGAACTGTTCAGTTCCCGACTGGATCACCTCTGCGCGCGCGTCGATGAAATCGTGCCAGGTCGTGATCCTGTTGCCACCAGGCTGAACAACCGAGGTGGAATATTGAACGGTGATCTTTGCGTCCAGCTTACCCGCCCTCATGCCAGCACCTTTACCAGCGTTTCGATGGTGACGACGGCATGGGCTGTCATCCCATCGGGATCGCGAAGGTTGCGTTGGGAGGAAACGAAACAGTCAGCACACTGAAAGCCGGGTCCGAGATCGAGAGGCCCACGGCGAAGCGCGGAGCGAATGCCCCAGCCGACTTGCCGAACCGTCATCAGGCTTTCTTCGCGTTTCCAGATATGGACCGTTGAATACACGCGAACTCGGTCACGCTTGACGCTTTCGCCCTCGTCAACAATCTGCGCTTCTCCAAACACAATCGAAGGGTCGAGCGGCGGTAGGCTGGAGCGGTCAACGATGAAGTCGGCAGGGACATGTTGGGTTATGTCCGGCGTTGCGATAAAGCGGGCGCGCAAGGCGATCTGAATTGCAAAGTCCACGCTCATTTGTTGCCCCAGTTCTTTTTAACGGCAGTAGACGCAGCACGCTTCAGGCGACCGGAAATTTTCTTGCGCATCATGCGGAAGGCAGGCCAGAAGAATGGCTGTGCAGGTGCTTCCGTTGTGCCGTGTTCGACAAGGTGCGCGTAGCGGACATCCTTGTTACCGGCAGTGACGGCGACGGCCAGTTCTGGCACGATGACGCGGCCACCAGGCGCGGAATAAGGCGGCGTGGCAGTTCCGCCCGGTGTGACGGTAATACTTTCCTGCAAAGCACCGCTATCGCGCGGCGCGAAAATGCGAGCCGTCACGGCCAGGTCATTGCCGTTCTTGATCAGTTCGGGTTGCAGCGCCGCCCGAACATTTTTCGGGATCATCGCAAGGCGCTGCTGAACGCGGGAAATTCCACCATCCTTAGCCAAAGCTGTAATCCCTGTACTCGCGGACGATATCTTGAACGCCAAATGGAAGCGCCCCGGCGCTCATGCCGACTACAGAGGCTTCGCGGTTTTCGTACCAGTGCGCTGCGAGCTGCGAGACGGCCTCTGCCAGCGCCGCAGGAAGCGGGTCTTGGTCTTCGCCGCCGAACCGATCCTCAATCTTGAAACCCAGCAGTCGTTCGACATGATCCTGCGCGGCAGCGACCTTCCGGCCCAGCAGGGCATTATCGGAATTATCGTCGGCATCGATGTTGAGCTGCTCTTTGATCTGCGCGACAGAGATAATCATCATTCGCCCCTGTGTATGTTGGATTGCAGCTTGAGCGAGAAGGACCAGCAGACCACGGCGTTCGCTTCGTCAAAGATATGATCGGCGGCAACAACCAGGGCGATGAAGCTCCGCGTCTGCCCGCTCGGCAAAATCAGACGGAAGGCGAAGGCATCGACGGTGCTTTCCGCTGCGATCATGAGGGATTGGCCCGGATCGCCACCCAAGACAGCGGCATTGATTTGCATCGTCAGAAGTGGACGCGCCGTCTTGATTGATGTCGGAATTTGGGGATCGTCGGGATTGTCAGGGTTCCCGGCAATGAATTCTTCCGTTCCCCATTCGCCTGCGATCCGGCCCAAAGAGTTCACACCAGCAACCGGCGTCCACATTTCGCTCGCGAAATCAGCAGCCGAAACGAGCCGCGCAATCCATTCATTGCGGGCCGTTCCGATTTCGAGTGTGGAGCCGGACGTGGTGAAGAACATCGATTAAGCCTCAGCCCGTGCGACTTTGACGATGTTGCTGTTTACGCCAAGGCTGACATTGAGCTTCATCACGCTATTGGCGGCGTCATACTGCTCCGACTGGCTCATTACCTTGGCGATGAAGTACCGTTCGGACGGCGTTCCACCAGGAGGCGCGTCATTGAAGACGAGGCGAAACTCGTAATCGTGGATGGTCCGTTCGGCGGCAATCACTGCCTGCTGTCCAGGGTCGCTGCCATCCAGGCCGCATACGACCTCCATGGTACCGGCAGAGCGTGGGCCTTTCAGTGTGCGGGTTCGGGCATCCTTGACGGAGGTAAAGTTCACCGCTTCACTGGTATCGCCAACAGAGCCGAGCGCTTCGACTTCGTTGACTTCTTTCCAGGTGACGGCAGTTTTCACGGAGAAGTCGGCAAGGACGAAATCGGTGGATTTTTGTTCCTTCGGCACGCCGATGAAGAGCGATGCACCCGCCGTAGAATGAATGGTCATTTGGGTTTCCTTTGAGAGTTGCGGCGATCTTCGGCGGCATCGAGCGCATTGCAGCGCTGGCAACCGGGACGCCAGTTCGATTTATCCATGCGCAGTTCCGGCCGGAGGCGGATGCTCTTGACGTGCCGCACCACAACGGCCTTTGCGCCGCACTGGCAAAACTGGTTTTCAGGCAGGGAAAGATATGCCTTCGCCTCGCGTTCCCATTCGCGGTCATACCCACGGGCGCGGGCATTCGGGCGCTTCTGGTCGAAACGGGCTTTGCGCTCCCTCGCCATGCGGGCAACTGCCGCACAAGTCACGCCAGACTCGTGAGCCTGACCGCAATGACCGCAGACAGAGGGAGCGCGCGACGGCATGATGTCATGCCACCGGCTTGTCAGCAGCATTGCCCTTGATGGCAATGACGCTGACGAAGATCGATGTGCCGCTGCCCTTGGTGAGGACAGGGCGAACGTAGCGCTTGAAGCCACGGTAGCCGACCTTTGCGGTCGAATTCGCGGGGAGATTGCCCGCAACGGGTGCCTGATAGTTTTTATCGGCGACCGCTGTGAAAGCGGCGTTATCGTCACTTTCCTCCAGGCTAAGCGTGAACGCACCGGAAGCGGTACGCGCACCTGTCGTTGCTACAAAAGCAACGCTGTCGAAGCCGAGAACATCAACGGATGCCCCGGCAGTGGTGGCGGCGACATCAGCAGGGGCAATGCACTGTACGACGCCGATGTTGTGAACGATATCTCGCATGAGGAAGCCTCGTCATTGGAAGGAAGGGCAAGTCGCCAAGTTGGCGACTTGAGGGAGCTTCAACTCAGTTCGCCAAATTGGCGAGCTGATCAGGCAATCTTCAGCTTGCGGAGTGCTTCGGTCAGAACAGGCCCGCCACCGACACGGCGGCGGGCATGGAAGCGAACCATTCCCTTCGTCGCTTGCGTGTATGGATCGCGGAGGATCGACATTCCGACGCGGTCATAGACGCGATAGGCTTTCGCGAAGTCGCCGTAGATGATCGGAAATGCACCATTCGCAACGTCCGGCATTGTCGGGTCTTCGATGACGGGACGCCCCAGCAGCGTGGGTGGCTGACCGGCCTGATAGGATGGCTGCCAGAGATAATTGCCCTCCCCATCCTTCATGATACGGACCTTGCCAAGGGTCGTGCCGTTCATCAGCCACGAACCATTGTTGCGATAGGGCGCGGGAAGTGCGTACATGAGGCCGATCAGTGCATCAGCTCGGAGGCCATCAGTGAAGCCGTTGGCGATCTCACCGATGTTCTTCACCTGCTGAATGCCGAGCGGCTTTTTCACACCGTTGCCATTTGAGAACGCCGCGTTTTCCTTGATGGCGAATTCCTGCGAAAGCTCGGCAGAGACTTCGCTTTCAACGTTGATGGCAGAGTCTTCCAGGAGCTTTTGCGATACGTCGATGAAACACGCAATTTCGTGGATCGGGATTTCGAGCTGACCGTATGTCATGGTCGTTTCGTCACGCTCTTCGTCTTCACCGACCCACGAGGCAGTCGGACGGCCTGTCATCTTCGGCAGAATGACGGAACCGGCACCTGTCGAACCGACACGCACGGCCTGTCGGATTGGAGAAATCTCAACGATGCCCTTGATGACTTCCGCCTGAAACTCGGCAGGGGCAAGATAACCGCCCTTGGTGTCATCACCGACGATGAGGGCGCGGACCTCTTCGGCCTCCATGCCTTCGCGACCGATGCGCAGAAAGTTGGTGAAGGCGCGCCGTTCAAGCGTCGGCTCTTCGTTGCGATGGTCACCGCCGCCAGGACGGTTCATGCGGGTTTCGAGGTCCGTAACCTGCGAACGCAGTTCGGTAATCGTTGCTTCCGAGGTCGTGCGGAATGTGTCGAAGCCCGCGCGAAGCTCTTCGACCGTGCGCGTGGCAAGCGCCAAGGGATCATCGTCCGGCTCGGCGCGGGTTTCAAGGAAACCACCAGCCAGAAGGCTTGCGGCAGAAACTGCGAGTGCAGCGTGTCGTGTCATCTTACTTTCCTTTTGAAGCGAGAGCGCATTTCGCCTTCCGGCATGCGTCAATGAAGGCCGCTGCGCTCTCGGAAGAGCGGCCAGAACTGCGAACGGATGTGATGCGAGCGCGGCTAGCAGACGGCAGACCGACAACCGAGATTTCAGCTAGATCGATGTGGCGCAGATGGCGGACGCCCGAACGGCGCTCTTCGCCTCCAGGCGGGATGCGGAAGCCAATGGAAAGACCGTTGACGGCTCCGGCCTTCATCATTTCGTGAACCTCGCGTCCACGGCTGATTTCCGTCAGAAGCCGACCGCGAACGAAAAGCCCCTTTTCGTCTTCGCGGATTTCGTCCCAAACGCCGATCACATCAGAGCGGTTATGAGACCAGAACATCACAGGCTTTGTGCCTGCTGCGCGGTGGGCAGCAAGCGTCTTTGCAAACGCTCCGCGCTCCACGATCTCGCTGTGCGAATTCCGCTCGCCCCAGACAACTGCGTAACCGGAAAATTCGGCGGCTTCCGCGCTGGGTTCGAAGCGGAAGGAAAGATCGAGGCTGTCCATCACGCAACCTCACTACGGAATTTGGAGCGATCCCCGGCAAAGGCATCGAGCTGCTGTTCCAACCAAGCGAAGCGCAGGAGCTTGATGACACCAGCCTGACCGAATTGCGCATCAAGGCCGAACGAAGCGGCCAGTTCCCAGCCGAGAACGCAGCGAGCGAGGCAGTAGAGCCGCATCTTTTCGCGGGTCTCGAAAGACACTTTACCGTCAGCGTCAGCCGCTTCCGCCAGCTTATCGGCCATCTCAACGCGCGCCTTGCGCTGGGTGTCGCTGTCTGGTCCGGCCACCAACAGGCGCAGGCCAACAGGCTTGCCGTCCCAAGGCTCGATGACCTCCATCCAGCGACCGCGTTCTTGGTCGGCAAGATTGGCGATTAGATCGTCATGTGTCATTGGCGGCAGGCTCCTTCTCAACCGGCGTAAAATCGCCGGGTTTGCCGTTCTGCCGATTTGGCGGAACGGAAGAGTTTGGGTTGATGTGCGGGTTTCCGTACTCTTCACCGCCGCTGTACGGGGCCAGATCGAGCCATGCGCGGCCTTCGTTCGGGTTCAGAACCTTGGCGCTGATCAGGCTCGAAATTGCCGTAGCCCTTGCCGTCAGATCGGCGCGGGTAAGGTCGTCACGATCAAGCAGGATGCGGAAACGGTCACGATCAGCGCGCGAGAAAAGCGCCCTCGCAAGCGCCGCTTCCAGTGCGCGCAGCCACGGCTCAAGCGTATAGGTCAAAAACTCGCGGCCCATCTGTTCGCTGTTCGACCAGGTGGCGCGCTCCAGCTCGTAAAGCATCGACGGCGGAATGCGGAAGGCGCGGCAGATTTCGAGGATTTGGAAGCGCCGCATTTCGATAAACTGGCTGTCTACCGAGTTGAACGTGAACGGATTGAACTTGGCACCGTCCCAAAGAATGGCAGTTTTGCCGGTCTTGTCGGCACCTTCATGAGCGGCGCGCCAAGCCTTGATCATCTTTTTCACGCCTTCATCGCCAAGCGATTTGGGCGTTTCGATCGCGCCACCGGGACGTGCGCCGTTCTTGAAAAGGTTGGAAGCATGGCTTTCCATGACCTTTGCGGCGCCGATGGCTTCCGCCGCCAGCGTGAGCGGCGACTTGTCGAACGGGCCACGCACGTGAACGATGTTGCGGGCCGGAACGATGTTGCCGTTCACGCGGTAAGTTGGCTCACCGGTCGCAGGGTCGAACTGCACGGCAATGGCGGAAGGCTGGTACCGGATGATCTCGCGCACATCGTCGCCGACGCGGTTCACATAGGCCAGACCACCGGCATCACTCGTCAGGGCACCCGCCGTCAGGTCGCGGATAAGCTCGAAACCGGAAGTCCAGCCGTTCACGTCGCCGCGCAGCAGCAGCCCGACCGGGTGTAATTTATCTTCAGTTTCGACGCCGTTTTCGTCCCGCTCCATGATGCGGACATCGAGCGTTGCAGCCGCTTCGGAGATCACGCGAACCGCGTTGGCAACAGCGGGAACGCGAAGCGCAGCAGCACCCGCAATCCCGACCGCCCCACTTGCTGCGCCGGACCACAGCGCGGACAAAATTCCATCCGCGTCCGCCAAATTGGCGTCACGGTGCTCGATATTTTCGCTTCGGGAAAAGGGCCAAATCTTCATTCCGATCTTATGCCGGAAAAAAAATTCATCGTGAATTCGACAAATGTGGACAGTGGATTACTGCCTAAGCATCTGTATTTACAACAAAAAATACCCTAATTAGGAAAAATATAGAGCGAATGACCCCCCGCCGGTCCCCGATTGAGGCCTAAAGTCTCAAACCACCCCCCGGCCTGCGTTCGCCGCCTGCGAACTTCGCCCGAAGCGCCTCCAGGCACGGTCAATATCGCGCTCTGCGATGCTCTTTCGTCGCCCTTCATCTCTCCCTCTACACACAGGCTCATGGATTTGCTCGGCATTCGCCGCACTCTCACTTTCATAAGCCCCTTGCGACGTTGAGACTTCCTCTTTGTTAGAGGTTTTATATTCCTTCGCTACCGTGGGGCTAAACCCTTTGAACCCTATGCTGCGCCTCAACCATCCAAGCCAGGTCTTCGAAATAATGCGTATGATGTTGGTCAGGTTCTTCTGACCCGCGCGCGGCCGCTCTTCCACCGTCACATGTTCCAGATCGATATGACGGGCCTTACGAAGCGCGTTCTGGCACGTGGTACGGCTTACGCCTGCCACAGCGGCAATGCGGTCTAATGGTAGGTCGCATTGACCATGGCGCTTAACCTGGTCGCCCACCACACAGAGCACTGCACGCTCTCCTTCAGTGTAGTGCTTCCACATCACACGGGGCATGCCGGAGCCAGCCCATGAGCGCTTACGCTGGCGAGACGCAGTCTTGTCCGGCGATGTTGGGTGCTTACGAGTGCCGGGGCGGATAAAACGGGCCGACACCTTACCAAACACCTTTGCAGGACCATTGCTGGCTTTCCGGGTGTGAGCTTCGCCGGTCTCGAATGCTCTGGCCAAAGCCACGTCGTAGTGAGAATTGCGCAATGACGCCTCAAGCGCACCCGGCTTGTATTGCCGCGCGTTGGCGATTTCGAAGATACTTGAGGTCACTTCTCGCAACCCTCTGCCAACTGGTAGAAGCGTTGCGCGGCTCTTTGTGTGTTACGCGCGTAGGTGACCTTGCCAGACTTGATAAGCGCGGTCAGTTCCTTCGTAACTCTGGTAGTGTGAATGCCTAATGTCTTAGCCAGGGTGTTGCTAGTGATCGAAGTCACCTCACAACGCTTGTATTCTTTCAATATCGCTAGGATTTGAGTTGGAATTTCTTCCTTAACGCCTTGATTTGTCATACGGCGTTTTCTCCAAGTTTGGAGAAAAAGCAGAAGTATTACAAACAGCCGTTAGGGACTCTGACTCCGTCGATCTTGGTTCGAATCCAGGTTCCCCAGCCAACCTATCTTTTTTTTAATTTTTCAATGACTTAGATGAGCGGAGCAAGCCGCCACCGGAACAGTTTCCCGCATCACTTTTCCGGACCACGTCGACCCACGGCCGACGCATTGGTGAGCTCTCTATCAGCACTCCCTGTCCGCCGCCTTTTGAGGGTCTCGAGCGGGGCGACGACGCCCATATTGAAACCTTCCATTGAGGACCTCGATGGCACGGTGGAGAACGAAGTGTTCTGCATGAGCCTGGGACGCCGTCTCGGTCTCGATGTCCCCGCTGTTTCGAAGGGCACGGCGGCGAGATCGATTACCTCCTGGTCGAGCGCTACGATCGCCTGATGCTTGAAGACGGGCGGATCGAGCGGCTGCACCAAGAAGACTTCTGCCAGGCGCTGAGCGTGCCCCCGAACTCAAGTATGAGGAAGAAGGAGGCCCCGGCATTAATCAGTGCCTCCAGCTGATCCGGCAGACAGCGGTCAAGCCCGCGGCTGATACATTGCGCTTCCAGCGAATGCTGATGTTTCACGACCTGATCGGCAATGCCGACGCCCATGCCAAGGATTTTTGCCCCGCTCTATCGCGGACAGGCGCCGGACATGGCGCCGATGTATGATGCCATCTGCACGGCTGCCTATCCTCGACTTGCAAAGAAGATGGCGATGTCTCTCGGTGGCACGTCGTACGCAATTGGGCCGGAAGCCAACAAGCTAGTGGAAGAGATGTCCGAGAACAGCACCTATCACCCGATCTTGAAGACTGTCCAGAAAATCATCTACACTAGGTGCGCCCTAGTGCTGCGGACGCTGGACGAGCCGAACCTGTAGGCGCTGTTGTCGCTCAATGTCTTCGCCTTGCACTCGACCGGTCGGAGGCAGTTTGGTTTAGCCCGCTCGACGCAGAGAGTATCACACTTCGACAGCCAGCCAGCCGCCCCAAGCGGGGAATGGCAGCAATCCTACGCTCGGTTGCTGACCTGAGACAAGCGTGCCCATACGCGATACCTCCTCTTGCTGCGGATAACTATAATGCGCCAGCGTCGTGCGAAGAATCGCCGCACGGCGATTATTACTGTATGATCCGCAGCTTGGGACCGAACGCGGCTCGAAGCGGATAGGGGCAGCCAGTGTTTGCTTCGAGTTGATAGCAAAGTTGGGCGTATTCCACCGGGGACGGCCTGCCTACAGCTCTCAATCATAGCGGTTGAAGGAGTATCGCTGTACGAGAAGAGACCAAGGCCGACATTCGCTTCCAGTGATTTCGGCACCATCGCGCAGATCTTGAGCTGCCGCCCATGCCGGCTGAACGCGCTCTTCAACTACTGCGAGTGGAATAGGATCTACGAGATTCTCAAGCAGCTTGTGCATGTTCTGCGCCGTTTCGAGACCTTGGCCCATCTCTGTTGCCACCAGGATCGCAACAATGGGATACACCGGAGGCTGTCCATCGCTGCCGAGGAATAGTGTGCGCTGAGATGCATCGAGGCGGGCGCGGATAATCCTGTAGATGTTGATGAAGCGTTTCACGGTTCGAGGTTCACGACCAGCCAAGCGACCGATCGCTTCGCTTGAAAGGAACTCGACTTCGGCGGTTGTCAATTTGACGGTCGCTAATGCCTCTCCAAGGCTATGATCCTCCGAAAACACATTCGTATCTGTCTCGGCGTCACTTTTCTGACTTTCAGAAAATTGTTTTGCCGTATCGCGGGAAACGGGAGCGCCACTGCGCAAACTCTCCTCGTTGGCGTTTCCCGTGGTACTATGCGGTTCAGACGGCTCAAGTTGGAGATCTCCGTCGGTTTCGAGGTTTTGCTGCAGCATCCCTCGTACATAGCTGGCATAAGAGCCGCCGGCGGGCCCTTCTGTGGATAGACGTCGAATCCAGAATGGTAGCTGGAAGATCTTCTCCATGTAGCGGGTGGCCAGTTTGCGAGCTTCTCGTTCGGCCTGCTCGATTTCCTCTCGTGATATGTGCAAACCACGCAGCGCGGGGCGCAATTCGTGGGCCAGCGCTTCCTCGACCCAGGTTACATCGACACCCACCACCACGACGAAGAGCTCAAAAGCCAAGAGGAGGTGGATGGCTTGCAGCACGGCATAAACCTGCGGCGGGCTGCATCGGTCCAGGTCATCAATGTAGATGATGATCCGGTCGGGGACGTCCTGATCACGCTCGCCTTCCTTCTTTCCCTTCTCCTCGGCAACAATCTCGTTGACTGCCTGAAACAGCCGACGGACGCGGCTGATAAGCCCGATCTCTTTCTCCAGCGCCTGTGTGTCCGGATTGTCCTCCAGCATGTAACGCAGTAGGCGAGGCGGATTGGCACCAGAGGCGCGAGGGTCAACATATCGAGACAGGGCTTTGGAAGCGCGTTCGGATGCTGCCCGGCGTGCCTCAGATTCCGCTGTGGCCTTCCTCAGCGCGTCTTCTTTTTCAGCGACTGCTTTAAGTTGGGTCTCCAGTTTTTTGTCGAGATCTTCAGCAAAAGCAGAGGTGCTGCGGGTGATGCTCGAGATGAGACTGATCCCGGGAAGTATTGACCGCGCCAATGCGCTTGCGCCGGCAAGAAACGCAACGATTTGGACAGTTTCGATCTCCGCCGGCCCCGCCTTGAATGTGACATAGGACGCGACGGATACCGCTGCAAACCCTGCGATCGCCAGCCATGCTCTCCATTTCCTTGCCAATATGAATTCCGCAATTGTCTTGAACTGGCCGCGGATCGACTGGAGATCTTTTGCCAAAGCAATGAAGGTGCCGATATCCTTTTGGACACTCTTGCCGCTGAGTTCCTTCAGATCTGCCTTGTGTGTCTCATAAGCGGTTACAACTGAATCGACCAATGTCTGACTAATGGCTTTGCCCACCTCAAGCGTAGCTTTTGCGGCGGCCTCATCGCGTTCACTAAGGGCCTGGCGAACGTTTTCTTCGCTCTCAACAACCGCGTCGCGCGTGGCCTTGGCTTCAGCTGTTAGTTGGTGGACGTGGTTGTTCACGCGTTCGACAAGCCGCGCATGGATGGCTTTGCCGGAGCGGGCATAGCCACCAGCCCTGAGCTGGTCGAAGAACTCTGCAGTCAGGCTCGCCCAAAGATTGGCGTCGGCGAAATGCCAGGCGTTGAAACGGATCTGAACCGCATTGCGAATAAAGGCAGGCCCACGTAGTCTCTTTGCGGAGTCAGAGGGCTTTGCGCGTGCGCTCCTGGTGACTTCATCGACGGTTGCTTCCAGGTGATGCATGAAGGTTGACTTCCCCGACCCCCACTCGCCAAACAGGCCGATGGATAGGGGTGGATCTATATCCTGTAGACATATCAGGCGGGCAAACGCCGTGACATCTGCGCTAAGATCGAGGGCGTCATCGGTCGTGCGTGCAGTAGGTCGGTCAGACGCGAAGCCGGAGACTTCGATGGCTGGCGGCTCGGTGCGTAGGGGAGGCGCCTCAGGCAATTGTTCATTCGGCCTCAGGATTGACCACCATACCTTTAGATTTTCCTCTGCCTCATGGGTCTCCTCCAGCCTTCTATAGAGTTCCGCTCGAAGCTCAGCGACTTCTATCCGGCCACCCCTCCAGCCTACGGGACGGAAAAACTCCAGCGCTTGTCGGTCGGTAACGAGGTGCGCGGAAACAATATGACGGAGATCTGCATTGGGTCGGTTCACCGTGCTACGCGCGATTCCTCGAGCGCGATTGACGTCGTTTGCCAATGCACTCGAAACCACAACACGATAGCCGCGTTCAGCGGCACTCATAATGGAATCCGTACCAGTAAGGGATTGTGAAAGCACGATATCGAGGTTTCTAAAACGCTCAGCGACAAAGCTAGCTATCCAGGTAGCAGTGTTGCCATAGTAGGCAGAGGGCGTATCCTGCCTTCCCGAGGACAGAAGTCCTAGCAGAAAAGCCCGGCTATCGAGCACGATCTGTCCCCGACTGTCATCAATCTTAACATAACGGACGGCTCGATCGATTGCATCGACGACCCCTGGTGAGTCGGCAGCGCCAACTTCCATAAAGGCGCGAAGTGTCGTCTGTTCCAAAACAGGCCAGAATGACGTCGAATTTTCAGATGTCGAACTGACCAAGATTAGCCCCCAACTTAAATGTCTAAACACCTTGTATTAAGTAGTTTCGAGGCATTTTGCCTCTAAAGGCTGTATCAATTGCCATTGATGTAGACCGTGTTCGATCTTGGCAGTTATCAACCTTCTATCGCGAACATATTTCATGCTGCCCTTTTCAACAACGCCCGTATCATGTTGCGTGCAAACCTATCCGGCGGCTTTACATGATCCGGTGCCATGCTCCTGACAAAACGCACCCACGTCTCTTCACCCGCGCTCCTCTCCTGCGGCCCGAGCATGCGCTCCAAGAGTGCAATGGTGTCCGCGCTGTAGAACTGCGCGAGCGCCACCCGGAAAAGGGCTCTATCATCACAGTTAAGCATAGCAGCGACGTCAATCACCTTGTCGAGCGGCATCTTGGCGGTGCCGTCCAAGACAAGCCGGAGCAGACGTTCAGGCGAACCTGGTGGGCCATCGATGCCCTCGATGTTTAAACCAGCGGTTGCCAGGTAGTCGGTCAAATAGTCGTGCAGCGGTAAGCTCTTCATGTCGTGTGCTCATCTGTTATTGCTGATGAGTTATTTATAACGAAGGGCCTCTTGGGAACGTCCAGGGTACATGACACACGCGAAGAAACCCTCTGACAGATAAGTAGGCGCTCCATATGGAGCCCGGCGAATTTCCTGGAAAGTGCGAGGTAGAGCGGTCGCATGCCGGGATACGCCGGTCGGAAAGTTAGGAGCGGGTAGAACAGACTGTTCGACCCGCCGATGGCGCGGTCAGTTGGCCTTCTTCTTTCTCTTGTTGCCCTTGTTACCGTTCTTTTTCTTTTTCTGCTGCTCCTCCTCCTGTGGCTTCGCCATCATTTGCAGCTTTGCCTCTTCCAATGATGAGAACATTCGCCATAGGAATGCACTCACGTAAGGAAGGTCATAGGTCTGCTGCATGCCTTCAAGGGCGACGCAGAACAACCAGTTCTCGTCGAGGTCCAGCGTTTGCGCCACCAGCCTCACGAATTGGGGTTTCAGGCGAGCTCGGCCCGAGAGAAGGAAGGTAAGATATGTGCCTTTCATCCCGGCTTTTCTTAGCGCGCGCCAAGCATCATTTCCCTTTTCATCGAGGCGCTCATTCAGAATTCCTGCGAGATAGTCCCAGTTTTCGTAGTTACCGACCATCGTCTTCTACGCTCCCGTTGATTGGTTGCGCTTCCTGGGACTTGGACGGCTTTCGCCGCCGCCAGCTGTTTATCATGGCGTTCACTCGCGGTTGCACGCGACGGCGCGCCTCCTCGCGGTCGATCCCTGTTAGCAGGAGGGTATCATAGTCGGTGTGGTGGTGCCGCAGATGCGTTTGCATCGTGATGCCAACGGCCTTACCTAATGTGGCGCCTTTCCAGCTCTTGCTTGCAATTTCAGCAGCGAACCAAGCAACAGCGAAGTCCGGGCAACCGGGATGCTTCTTTCGGATGTGCTCAGCGACAGCATCAGCGCTGTAATTGGTCATTATAGGCTCCTCTGTGACAACGTGGAGCTCAGTAACGATCACAACGGGCAGCAGATAAGCAAATGCTTACATGTTGCTATTCTGTGGATAAGCGGCGTTGCCTTGGACACCGCACTGCGCTGAGTGTCTTTCCTGCAACGACAGACCCTGAGTGAGCGATCGAAGTCCTAGGTTTTCCGAGGAACGTCGATGGGGATGCCTTTAGGCGCCACATCAATTTCCGGCGCCAATCCTCCCATAACAAAAACGACACCAGAAAGTGCTGCGAGCAAGTTGTCGCTCACGTTGGCACTGTCAACTTTTTGCTGTTTGGACGCCAACTTTTTCGTAGGGAAGTTGACAAAAACCGAGTCGGAACAGGCTAACACGCGACATTAAGTTGACAGAAGTTTCCCTAAAGTTGTCACTTTAGGCGAAAATTTTGATTTTTTCCTTTCTGTCAACTTCGCGATCGGCTGCGTTAGGCACTATAATTGCTGCGCGCATGCGACTTTCCATCATCACAGGAAACAATCGATTGCCGTATATCCGTTCTCCGCTCGAGCACAAGATTGACGCGCCAAACCCTTGCTGGCCAGTGGCGAAAACATGTTGTGCCGAGCACTCCAGATGCTTTCGAGGACAGTAGAAATTGAACGCTGGCTTTGATCAGATGCGCACTCCGTTTGTGACCGGGGTCTGGAACGCCAAGTTGAGCATATCCACCTCAACTCTGGCAAAGGGAGGCTGTCGCAGCGCGGGCACCTTGTCGTCTCGTCTACGGGAAGCCAAAACCTGCCATCTCGACGGAGCGTAGCCGTGAGGCGCGGCGGCCGTAGCGCCGCGCCAAGATTGTTCAGATCATCGACAGAGGATCAACCAAGTCGTTGAGACCACGGCGGAGGTCGTCTACTTCTTCCTTGCGCGAAACGTCGTCGGGCATTGTCTCGAGATGGAAACGAAGCCTGTCAAGGATGGCGATCGCTGCGTTGCGGTTCCCGCGAAGCAAGCGCTCTTCATCGCTGAGTTCATCCCAGTCATCATAGTCGATAAGGATATTGCGGTTGCCGTCACGTTCGATCTGATATCCGTGGGAATCGCAATCAGGGTAAAGATCGGCTACTTCCCGGAAGAACGCCGCGCTCTTCGGGTTGTCCTTCTCCTGATCTCGTGCAATCATCAGGTATAACTCGCGACGCGGCAGCGTCAGACCACTGATGCCGGTCTTGGCTTCAATCGCAGGCGGGTAGTCGAAGCAATAGCAACTGCTGCTTCCACCAACATTTTCGATACGGGACATACTTTTCTCCTTGCTTTCAAGGTCCGGCGACCAGCCGGACCTATTGGAAGCGAAGGCGCGAGAGGCTTAAATACATTTCGGCACCCTTTTTTGTTACTTGCTTTATAGCGCAGCTCAAGCCGCGTTGCAGACGATTTTTCGCTGCAACGAGATTTTGAATCCGTGGTGGTTGCACCTTGGGTATAGCGCCGGCCCATGTGGAGATGCACATTTTCCTGTTGCTGACGGGCAACAGATCAGGACTTATGTCGATTGCCAGTGGATCAGCTAGCCGATGCAGCCTATCCGGACGGGTCGCATGAAGCCGGATACCACTGATGATCTCCAACCTCGCCGTCATTCTGCATCGAGACACTGGGTTCGATGCCCCCGTCACACTGCAATACGCCGAGGAGACTCTAGGAGGCTCCCAGAGGCGCTTCGAAGGTCGGACAGCGCTGCGACCTACGATTGATCTTAACGCCTATCGTTGGGCTTCTGTGGTCGATTGGATTGATGTCGAACTTGTCCTTGGACGGCCATCGCAACATTGGAAGCTGAATGATCGAATTGAGAAGCTGACAGGACGCAAGGAATATCCGAAGGCGTTGGATGTCGGTCCTGGTGGAACCGCCAGTCGCTACCGCCTTCGTGTCCAGGAGCCCGACTTCAGTGTTCTCCGGCGCGTGCTCGCAGATATAGAAGGCGAATACGGCTCCGCTTCACCGGCAGCTATAACCGGGATTGAAGTGAGCATCGACGCCTATCCGGATAAGCCCAGCGAGGAGGCCAGGGCACGACTGCATGGCGTTCTGGTCAGACATTTCTACCCGACGACCAGGTGGCTCACGGCGGCCATGAAATGGCCTCGATCAACTCCCGGCATCGTGAATAAGAGCGGTGACTACATTGTCGCCCGCAATCAGCAAGACCACTTCCGTGACATCCAAGACCGGATGACTCCAAGTTCGGATCGTCCAGCTCCTTACGCGTCCACTTACTATCTCGGAGAACAGAACGACCCTCACGCCATGTGGCGGATTCAGAACAAGACCGTGGACAAGCAGAACAAGGCCACCGGAACACGGCGAGAGCTAACGGAAGAGGAAAAGCGCATACGCATCGAGGTCACGCTGGGACCAGATGGATGCAAGGAGGCGGGACTGGCCGACTTCAACCTTCTCGGCGAGTTCAACTTCACGGGGCTTCAGAAGAGCTTCTTCCAGTTCCGGCTGCCGACCTTCGCTACGTATCCGCATGGAAGCTTGAAGTGCTCATCCAGACCAGTAGCTGCGGTCAAGGAGCGTGTCGAAGAAACCAGGAAGCAGCGCTTCCTCAACGCTGGTGTCCTGGGTCTGCAGATCCGGGAAGATGCGAGATGGGATCACGCACGCCTGAACCGGGACTACTTCCTGAGCTGGCACAAGGCACGCGGAAGCAAGATGCCGAAGAGGAACCGGGTCGGCGTGGGATCCTACGGAACGCACATCAATTACAAGGAAATGGCGCGCGTCGTCGAGCGTGCTCTCGCCGGCCTTCAAAGGAAGGTACGAAGGGAGATGAAGTAG